GTAAAAAAATTCTGAGATAGAATTGGACCCATGGTTACGCGAAGAGCATGCTGATTTCCATCGTCCGGAACGTCTGTTAAGTGAACCTCTGCAATACTGTATATCTGTGTACTTCGAAAAAGGGGAATGTCGATTGACCCCATAGTTTCTGGGATCGCAACACTTGGTCCATTGCCGAAAGTGGAGTCTGCCCCTAAGAAATTAAACCCTCGGAACTCTCCAAGTGCATCGCTTAGGGTCCCTTGAGTAATGTTGTGAATGGATTCAAATTGAGACTCGGTTGCGATTAAGTCCTCTAACGCTGTTTGTTCAACATCAAGCCCCGCACTCAGGACATGAGATCCTATCATTATCTTCGTGCCGTGGATAACGGGAACAGGTGCTCCTTCTTCCACAGTGTTTGTAAGGCTGTCCATCAAAAAGGAAGGACGCTCATCCGGAGTTTCTCGAACCCGTGTGTCCACGGCTTGCGGAGCCGCAGATAGCATCTGGGCTGCTCCCGCGATGGCAATAAGTCCGCCAACTGCCGCAATTTGCCCTAGAGTTGCGGAAGCCCCAAGTATTTCAACAGTTCCTGCAAGGCTGAGTCCTCCAGTTGGTCCTGCCAATATGAGAGCGCCAGCCACTAGCAGAGCACCAAAAATAAACTTTCCTGCTCCTCCCTGTCCGCCCTCCCCTTCGGGCACGGGAACAATGTACACGTCTCTAGTTTTGCCCAGGGCGACATCGAGTTCCTTGATGTCAATTTCTCTTCCGTTGCGGATTACACTATAGTATCCTTTGGAAAGAACCTCAATAAACGGGTCTGTTTTGTCATCACCCTTGAGCTGGTAGCACATTGATCGAAGTCCATGAGCTATAGACCTCGCTGCGAATCGGAATTCGGATCCGTATAGCTGTCCCAGCTCGCCCTCTAAGTGGAATGTGACTATCGGATTATTGGCTCTCATGTCGCACCCATTTTTTGAAGAATATTGAATTCGCCCAGCGCGTTCCTGAGTCTCGTGTGCTTAAGGCAGTAGGATCATATCCATTCATTAAAGACCCTGCCAAGTGATGAACTATTTGTCCGGTTTCCAACAAAATCCCTGCGTGGTTACAGATTCCTTTAGAGCGTATCGTAGCTAAAAAAATGTCTCCGTGTTGAGGATCCTCCCCAGGCTCCAGGTCTCGACACCCCGCCCCCGTGAAATAGTCCTCATACATGTTCTCCCCTGTTTCCCACCAACCCCATTCCCTCGGGTAGACAGGGAGAACTACATTAAAATTTAATTTGTACCAGTCCCGTATTAGAGAATAGCAGTCTGTGACGCCGTGTCGAAACGGCCTGCCTAAAATAGGAGGGATCACTGTTCCGTCCCCGAAAAGGATAGTCTTACCTGCCTTAAGGACTGTCTCAGTTGCTCCCTTGTACACCTTAACAGGAACTATTCCTGCAGGGACGGCTGTTCGCACCTGGGATTCCATGTCGGCCTTGGTGGGGTACTCAGGGCCGTCAGGATGACTGTGTATGATAGCACGTAAGCCCATGTGGGAGTAGGTAAGGTATTCCACTACGTCGATCTTATAGTTGGTTAGAGGCTCGTCGGCAATGTTTTCCATGGGGACATACTCATCGTCTCCCAGGATGAATCCGCAGGACTCACGGGGATATTCTTGTTCTGCGTGAGCAGCGATTTGTTGCTCCAAAAAATCATTAAGGATCATTACCGTGTTCTCCCCACTCCAGGAAAAGACTCTAGTGGGACAATCTCAGGAGAAGGAAAGCGTAATTTACAAGAGGATAATCTCTTCGCGCAAACGTCTTTGTCTTGTGTTGTAGCATTATCGTTCGCGTCAAAAGCAGCCGACCCTCCGTAAGGACAAGTGGCACGAGTTGTGTCAAAATTACCGGGAAAGGAAGTATCAAATCGTCGGTAAATCAAAGGACATCCGTTTTTATGGATTACCCTGTTAGGTATTTTTGCTCCCTCTTGATCGAGAATTGAAGCCAGTTCCCACTCTACGATTAAATTGTTCTGCAGAACTTTCCTGTCGATGATAAATATATCATCTGGAAACTTTGCAGCAGGATCCGCTTCTGGAAATCCATCTAAGAACTGAGAGAAGGTGCGAATCCTTGTTACCTCTGCCCCCAATAGGTCATTAAAATTTGCCATGACACTAGACACTGCATTCAGAATATTCGAAACCTTCATCCGCGGACGAGGAAAGGCGGTGTTTGATGCCGCCTCAAAGCCGTCAATTGTAATAGGAAGAGGCGGGTATGAGTTTGAGTTGAACGCAATAGTATTTCCTGCTCCGTCCGACCCCGACGTGAATCGCAGGATAGTTCCCCCGAAACGGAGAAGATCGATCTCATACATGGTGACAAGAATCCCGGCATCGGACTTTTGAAGTTCTTCTGTGATCTTCGGATTGTCAGCCATTACAAATCAAACTCTTGGATAAATAACACGTCGATAGTTTTACTCTGTCCTCCGATAAGCGGAACTTCCTTGATCGAATTAGGGCCTGTCGTAAATTGTTTTTGAACAGACTCTCCCGGAGGGGTCCACAGAAAGGCCTCGTGCCCACCACGAGCAGCAAAGAAGTCGAGGATAGTTTTAGCAGTTGCGTTGCTTACTGCGTCAAATTTTACGTTCCAGTTTTCCAGTCTTGAGTTAAGCCCGTCCGCTGCTCGTTGGCTCAGTCCGTCTCCGAGAACTACACGACGAACACGTAAGTTATCTGCCTTTCGAGTGCCGATGCCCGGCTCTATATTTAGTGCATCAAAATCTTCTGTAGCTGCCATTAAAGCACACTCGGCTTATTAAAGAATCCGCCTGACCTCTGCTCGTTTCTCATAATTTCTAACACAAATCCTCGGAACTCTTCTCTCACTGCTTTACCTACCTGGGTTGCTACTTCTGAGTTGTCCTCAGACGAGCCTCCGCCTCCCCCTGTGACATTAACCTCTACGCCTCCCAGATTGAAGATGCTTGTGTTGCCTCCCGAAGTTACGGGAGCCGGGGCGAGTCCGCCCTTGTCTGATATGAACGACCCTATAGGAGTTGTCCCGGCTACCAAAGGTGCCTGCACTGCTTCTGCTGCGGCCCGTAAAGGCTCAATAGGGAATGCATCCCCTCCGATTATCGTAGACGTAACAGCGGCAACAGCTCCTCCGCCTCCTCCTCCGAGGCTGAAAACATTCTTGAATCCTCCCAGAAGAGGTCCCAGAATAGCTAGTTGAACAAGCATCTGTGCGATCTGTTGGAGAATACTTATAGCGAACTGTTTGAAACTTGCCTCTCCTTTGATTATAAAATCAGTGATCAGGTTCCCTAGTCCGGTGAACACAGAGGTAAACACATCAGCAATTTGAAAAGCTACCTGGGAAAAAGAATCCCCTAAATCGAGGATAGCCAAAGACAGCCCAGAACTGACGGTGTTCTCTAGTAATAGCGCTTCTCTACGCACAGCGACGGTAGCTCTCCGTAGCGCCTCTCCTTGAAGTGTTCCGTCTTTTTCTGCTTCCGCTAATGCAAGCAATGCGTTCGTGCTTGCCTCCACGGGAGCTACGAACTCGGCAAAAATTCTGTTTCTTTCTTGGGATGCCCGGGAGGACTCCTGGGTCAGTCTAACTTCCTCTTCAATTAGCGGGATAGTTTCTTTAAGAATAAATCCCTGCTTTTTGAAAATGTCGGCTAGACGATCTCTTACCTCTATGGCAATTTCCTGTTCCCGAGTACCTAGGTTTAAGATCTCTCTTTCCTCTTGCAGCTCTCTCGTCATAGCGCCCACGGGATCCCTAGCGTCTCGGGTGGCCTCTTCCAGGGCTTTCATAGCAGCCGCCCCTTCAAAAAGGGAGAGTCTGTTAGCGTCAACGGATCCTCGAATAACAGCTTGAGACTCTCTGAATTCTCTATTGGCCCCTATTGCCTTAAAAGTGCTGTCAATGACTTTGTTGAGGACTTTCTCCGCAGCAAGGTCTAGTTTAAGCTGCTTTGCAGACGCAGCCGCGGCATCCAATCCTGCTCGCTCCTGGCCCCTTCTGGCCCTGTCTGCTGCTCGTTCTGCGGCAGTTTTTCGCACTGCCCCTTCAACGTCCGCACCAATTTGTGCCCCCAATCCAAGAACCTTTGCAGCCTGCAAAGCGAGAATCGCATCTTCAAGAGTGCCGAGCTGTTCCTTGTCAACCTCTATTTCCAGGGGGAAAAAGAAAGTGTTTACAGATAAGAATTTTTTGACCGCGTTGCTAACATCACCAAGACTGAATTGAGGAATTATGCCTCCTGTAACTGCGCTTGCCTGTCCCGAGAGTATCTGAATAACCTCGTCTGACTCGTCTCGAATTATCTTGAAATTTTCAAGGGCTGTAATTGCTAAATCAATAAAGCCCGTTCCCATATTTCCTAAGCTGCCCAAAACATCTGTCTCAAAGAACCCAAACTCTACAAAAGCGTCTTCTAAAGCAGTTCCTATTGTTTCCGCTATTCCTTCAAATACCTCTGTAACCTGAGAATCAATTGCATCAAAGACTGTTTTTCCGACATCCCCTAAATCAACAACTCCGTCTTTAGAGAGTATGATTTCTCTTCTAAAGGCGACTAAGGCACCAATAGCAGCCCCTACACCGATCAAAGTAAACACGAACGGATTGGCAGCCCCAAACACAAGTAATGCCTTGAAGGCCGCTGCCAGCTTTGCAAGACCTCCAAACACAGCGGGAGACAGGAGTGCCCCTATAATAATTATTCCCAGTTTAACAATAGCATTTCCAACAAGATCTACATTCATCCGCAAAAGATCTAAGGATGCCCGTAGTCTTTCACTGATTCCGACAGAGTCGTCAAAGTTTCTGATAAACACAGTCACACGGGTATTGAGCTGCACATAGGCCTGGGCCAATGTTGGAATTGTTTTCCCGAACATAAGTTCGATCTCTTCGCGCTGTGTGCGGAACGCTTTAAGAATTCGACTCGTGACAAGCTGCCCCGTCTCGGCAAATTTACGTAGTTCTCCACGAGTAATATTGAACTCTTTCGCAATAACGTCGGCCACGAAAGGAAGCTGCTCAAGGACAGACCGCAGCTCGTCGCCTCGAAGAGCACCAGACGCAAGACCCTGGGCAAACTGGATCAAACCAGCGTTCGCTTCTCGGGCGTTCGCGCCGGAAACAATAATGGCCTTGTTCACAGATTCCGTTAGATTAAGAACTTCTCGTTGCGATACTCCCAAATCTCTAACAGACAAAGCAACACGGGCAAATAGTTCTACGTTTGATTCCAAAGAGGTTCTTGATCGAATCGAGG